GGTTGTGTCAACGCTGTAAACGCCACCGACAAACGTAATGTCAATGGTGGACAACTCGCCCATGCTGGCGTTGATAACCGGCAACTCGGCAAGAAACGCGCCGGTCAAAACGAAACCAGGGTTAGTTGCTGAATCCGGTGGGGCTGCTGGCTGTACGCGCACTGTGGTCGTGGTGCCAACAAGGCTTGACAGCGTTGCGTAGGTTTCGGTTGCTGCGTAGCTCATGTATAGCGACAATGTGACTTCATGGTTGCCAAGGCCCGCAACGTACTTGCGCGCGGTGTCGCCAAACGCGGTGCTCTCGAGCTGGTCAAAACGGTGCGTGAATGTGGCGGCGGTGCATTGGTCTGACAGATCGACGCTGTTGACCGTGACGACTGGGTTGGAAAGGTAGGTGCTGGTTGCCATGGGTTATTCCTTTTCGCTCTTGGCTACTTTAGCCTTTTTTGGTTTGGGTGCGTCGGGTGTTTCGTCGGTTACTCGGTCAATAAAACCACCCTCGAGCAGCGCGTGAACGTTGACAAATACTTCGGGTTCCCATAGTGCGCCTGGGGTGCCAATGCGGGGGCTGATGATGCGGTATTTCATGTTGTTTGCGCCTGTAGTGAGATAGTTAGGTCGTAACTAGGGTAGTCCTGTCCGCCAATGCTTGTGACGGATGGTTGCCCAGATTTGACGGCAACATTTTTGGCCAAGACGGATGCCGCAATTTGCAGAATGTCACGCAAGGCGTCAAGGTTGCCTGGGCCGCTGCCAATGATTTTGACGGGGAAATCCATGCGCACAATGTTGTAGTTCCACGCCTCAAATGATGGGGCGTCAATGAATACGCAGCTGGTGGTGATGTGGCGGGGGTCTGTGGCGACGGGCAGGCCGCTGATTGTGGCCAGCGTGGTGCGCAGGTCGTCAATGGCCTCGTTAAACAGGTCGGTGTACGGCAACGGCATGTCAGGCCACTTGGGGGCGGTTGATGCCTAGCAGCTGCATGACCATAGGGGTGACGCCGGTGCTGGGCGGGGCGCCCATACCGTCAAACGATGCCAGGGTGGTGAAGCTGCCTTGCTGGCGGAAATACGCCGCACCGATCATGATGGTGCCTAACGTGACGTCACCACCAGGGCTGGTTGTCAGGCTGTCTTGCAAGTAACCGGCCTCTACACGGCGACGGTAAGCAAAGGCGTTGGCTGCAGCTGCGCATTGGGTAAGCAATGTGGCCGCACCGGCGCTGGTCAACGGGATTTGCAGGTAGTCGCTGATGTTGGTGCCGGTAATCCATGTGCAAGTTTGTGTCCATGTCAACGTGCCTAGGGTGGTCAGCACTGACCAATCAAGATCGGCGCCTGCGTCGTAGAACAACACCTGGTTGGCGCGTGGTTGCGATGTGTCAAACAGCCATTCGCCTGTGTCAGCGTTGGTGCCTTCGTAGGCGTACTGCGGGCAGGCCAACACGGTGAATGTGCCGTCAAGCCCCTCACCAAGCCCAGCCAGCGTTATTGACTGGCCAGGCTCGATGGGTGTGTCTGTGAGGGTGCTGACACAGCCGTAGTCGTCTAGGCGTTGTGTGGCGATGACGCTGTAAACGGCCACAGCCGCCGCCTTTCAGTTTGAGTCAGGCTTGGACAATCTTGCGGATCATGCCGCCGATTGCCGCAAAGGTTGACACATAGCCGTGGTACGAGAACGTGCGGCCAAGTGTTGATGGGATTTCCACCGACATGAGGCCCTTAATTTGCTCGTAGAACTCGTATGCGTCGCCTTGGCCGGTGCCCACGCGAGTGATAATCATGGTCTTGGCAGCAAAGTTGCTGTCCACGACCAGCTCGAGGCCGAGTGGGTTGCCGTTCCATGACGTTGCGTTCTGTGAACCCAAACGGTTTTGGCCGGTGAGGCCTGCACCAATGAACGGGAAGAGCGGTGCGTTGGTTGAGTCCACAACCTGACCGAGCTGCGCCCAAACGTCAGGGCTGACGAACATGTGCGTGGGGAACCAGTTGCGACCATTGCTGATGTCTGCGGCTGCGTCATAGATTGACTTCACCAAGTCGGCTGCGGTCAAGTCCCATGTGCCTGATGCGTTTGCGGCGGTGAGCAGGTTGTCAGCTGCAATGTTGTCAGTGGCAAGCATGTATTCGCCCATGAGGTCGTTCAGGATGAGGTTCATCGCTGCAGGGCTGGTGAAGTCAATGTCTTGCACGGACAAAGTGACCTGACCTGCAACGGTGGTCTTGCTGACGCTGTTTGATGCAATCACCATCGTGGTTGCTGACACTGCTGCCAGTTCGTTTGCCTGCGATGCCGCGCTGGTGTGCGTGGTAATCGTTGGGCGAATGAATGTTTTTTGTGCGCCGCCGTCTGGGTAAGCGCGAGCGCCCACAGCCTGCACAACCGGACGGATGAAGTTGATGTCCTGCACCAACGGGCCAAGCACCGGTACCGGCAAAAGGCCAGGCGTGTCGGTTGTGATGACGTCACCGGCAGCGGCCTCAATGGTGCTACGTGACGCCTTTACCGCTTCGTGGTAGGCGGCGTTGATTTTTGCGAACGTGTCGCCGCCAATGTGCATGGCCGCAAGGTAATCGCCTGCGGATGGCATGCGGAATTCACGCTTGGGCTGTGCCGGAATTGGTGCGGTCGGAATTGCCGCTTCGATTTCTACTGCTTTTTCTGCTTCCACGACACTTGTCTCCTGTGTGCTTGACGCGGTTGAAGTTGTGTCGGGAGTTGTTGCCGCTGACGCGGCCACATCGGTGATAGTAGCACCGCTGAACGCCGGAATGGGGACTAATGACAATTCCATCCAATCGGCTGCGCGCACGACCATGACGTCGCCGTCTATGTCGTATTCGGTGGGGTTGACGCCAACGCTTACCGCGTCAATGACGCCATCTTTGGCTAGCTCGAGCGCGTCATTGCCTGCGGCGGTGTTGCTGATTTTGGCTTGAAACAACATGCCCTGATCGGTTTCCACGCGGCTGGTGACAAGCCCAACCGGCTGGCTGGCGTCGTGGTACATAAACAGCTTCGGTGCTTTGCCTTCGACGGGTAACGAGCCTGGCATGAAGCGCACTTGGGTGCCGTCCGAAACGGTGGCGGTTTCGCCGTATGGGACTGCGATGCCGCTGATAGTACGGGATGGTTTGCCTTCTGCTGCTGCCTCGAGCGTGACATTGTTGCCCGAAAAACTGATGATGGTGACAGGCGCGGCAAGCTGCACCACGGGGGCTGGTTTGGCCATGTCTTCTTCGATGGTTTCTTCGATTTGGTCAAGGTCGCCGCCTGGCTCGATGCCTTCTTCTTCGCTCATGGCAACCATTTGGTCAATGGCGGCCTGGCGCGTCAAGTGGCAGCCGTGCAATTCGGTTTGGTCTTCGTACACGCTGACAACGGCATAGCCTGCGCATTCTTGTGATTCTCGCGTGATGTAGTACGGCATCATGCCCTCGTTTCTTGTGTGTTTTCTTGCACCATGACGTCGGTGCGGTTCATGTTGGCGTCGTCTATTTCGCCTAAGTATTCGTCGGTGTCGAATTCGACATAGGTGCCATTAGGCAGGAATGCGTTGCCCGACAGGGTGCTAGTGATGCATTCGGCGTAGGTCTTTGTGCCGTATAGCCACAAATCCCAACGGCTTTCGCGGCTGTTGGTGTAGGCGTACGACCCTGTTGGAACACCCAATAGGTACGGTGGAATATTGCAAATCTGTGCCATTTGCAGGGCGCTAAATTGCGCTGATTCAATTAGCAACATTTTGTCAGGCGTTGCCGTTGTCGCTTCATAACTTAGGAATTCGTTTAAAGCTGCCGTTTGGTTTGATGATCGAGCAGCGTTAAACGCGGCGGCAAGGTCAGCCAATTCGGTGGCGCTTAACGGTTCGCCGCCGGTCTGCTTCAAAATGCCTGACGGAATGGCGGTGTTGGCGTTGCGGTAACGCGCGTCTTCGATTTTTAGCGCGGTGGCTATGGCTTGCTCGCTTGAGTAAATGACGCCTTGCAATGGGCTGATGAATTGCACCAGCAAGTCGGGGTCAATGGCACCGCCTTGGAAATACACAGCGTTTGACGGTGCGTACCACACGGGGCCTGATTGGTCTTCTGTGGTGATTGACCCTGCTGGTAGGCGTGTGAATGATGCTGGGTAGCCGTCTTGTGTGCGGCTGGTGATGTACCAAAACGCGCGACCAAAGAAGAACAGGTCGTCAAATGTCCACGCCATCAGGGTTTCGTATGGGATGGCAGGGTCAGGTCGGCGCAACCACGAACGCGGCGCTAGGTCTTCGTACATTGTTTCGCGGTCTGTTTCGTTCCAACGCTCGCGGTACATTTTGAGCGGCATTGCGCTAATGACGCTGGCGTGCAGGTCACGCGCTCGAGAGATGGCTGGCACTTGCATGGCGCGGTTGCGCGCTTCGCCTTCGACGTAGGTGTAATACTGCCCGACAAGGTTTGGGCCAGCCATTTGTGGTTGGTACAGGTTCGTGCCACCAACAGCTGCGGCCTTTTGCACAGCACCGACAGGGCTGATCTGTGCTTTGTTTTCGCGTCGTGTGAAGATGCCCATGTTGTCCTCGATCTGTGGCGCGCCGCCCGTCGTCCCGACAACAGCCAGACGACGCGCCTACTAAACCAGCCTAGGTCATCGGACGATGGCCATGCTTGGGCGTTGCTTAGAAACCGGCTTAGATACCAGGCTGATTGCCCACACAGCGCACCGCGCAATTTCGATTGGGCCTGGCGATTTTTGTGACGAGAGCACAGCGCCTTGGGCGGTTTTGACTAGCACCGCGCGCGTAATGTGTTCGGCCAGTAGGCGGTGGCCGGTGTGAATGACGCGGTCTTCCTGCACCATGCCGCGCACCAGCGCTGTGTAGCGCAACAGCTCGCCGTACCCCACCGTGGTGAAACGACGGTTTAGCTCAATAGGTAGATGCAGCTCGAGAGTTGGTGTGATTGCCAAGGTGACGGTTTTGTCGGTCATGACGCGGCCTATCTGCGCCCACATGTCGTCTTCGGTGTCAGTCACAAATTCGACGTCAACCATGACGCGCCCATCTACAGCCACGGCGCGCACCCCAACGTAGCGAGCATCGTCGATGCTGCTGTCCACAGCCAAGATGCCGCCTGTGGGCATGTCCATGTTGGTGCGGTGTTTTTCCCATTCGCCTGCGTCAAGCCACGCACCGCGAGCGGTAATCCACTGGTTTAGGTGCGCCCGAGCAAATGATTCGTTGCCCATGGCGGCGCGTAAGGCTTTGGTTGTGATGGTGTAGCCAAGGCTCGGGTTGGGGTAGCCCCAATATTGTTCGTCATTTGGCACCCCAGGCGGCAACGACCACTCGGCAAAATACAGGTCAGATTGTTCGCCGCGCTCAATTTCGGCTAGGGCGCGTTCGCGCATGTGAATCATGGCGTCACTTGTGGCGTCGCCAGCCGTCGACCAGCAACTCATGAGCGGATTGGGTTTAGCAATCATGGATGGCCGCAACGCTTCGTCAAGTACCGCCGCCGGAATGTTCCAAAGCTCGTCAACCACAATCAGGTCGTAGCTGCCACCATGCAGGCGTGTCGTCGCTGCACGCACATCCCACCTCGAGCCGTTGCGCATGGTCACAGATTTGCGGCCAATGGCCTGCAGCTGTTTCGCACCAAACTTGTCGCACAGAATGTGAGCCAACGCCCCGTGAATGGCTTCGGCTCGATCTAGTTGGTTAGCCGTTGACAGCACCGTTATTGGGCGACCTATCTGCTCGGCCCATTCGGTCAATGCCCACCCAATGAGCGCCTGCAGCGCAACGCTTTTGCCGTTTTGTCTAGCCGTTGACACAAGGCTTTCACGAAACATCAAATTGCCGTCATTGTCACAAGCAAGCTGCCCAGAAAGTGCAGCAACCTGCCATGGAAACAGCTCAACACCCATGACGTCACGCGACCATGCAGCCACTTGAGGGCCTAGGGATTTTCCCCCCACCACAGCCGTAGCTAGTCGAGGATGCTCACGGCCCATCGGTGCCGGTTCGGGCTGGTCAGAGCTGATCGCAGCCGGTTCGGGCTGGTTCGCAAAAGATTGAGAATCTAG